CTGAAGAAGAAGATGCGCACTGCGCACCTTTGAGTCCCTACGAGTCATCCATGTCTTGGTTAAATCTGAATCGTTTGCGGCGCTAAGGAAGACTCCAGCATTATGTGCTGTCTGTGCTTCTTGCTCTGCGATTACACGCTTGCGACGACCCATTAAGTTTGCAAAGATTGCAGCCAAAGCGGCACGGAGCATTCCAGCCCTATCTTCATCTTCACTCATAGCCATGACAATCAGCAAGGCAGCAACAATTTCTTCTTTTGTTGTGCCGTTTGCCTTTTTGACACGGTCTGTCTGGTCTTGGATGATGGCATTAAGTTCGTTCTCATCAACTTCAGACGGGATGCCGTTCTTTTGCGACATTAGGCTGACTGCATCAATAGCAACAGACCTCAAAACAGGCATAATGTCTTCTTGGATTTGCTTGTCCCAAGAGTCGATATCAAAGATGGACGAGGCATCAATTCCCTTACCAGCCAAGGCTTTGCGGGCTTTTACGCCTGTTGCTTTCTCAATAACAACACGCTGTTGACGCTCGTAAACACGCTCTAGTGCGCGGTCAAGAATTTCAGTCCATCGGTCACTGTCTTGCTCTGCCTTGGTGTCCCAATCGTCATACTGAGGGATGACTGTCTTGGTTTCCATTTCAAAAGACTCGGCAGAAAGGGTGTTGACTGGAGGTGCAACATTTTCAAGACTTGCAGGCGCTTCAGGAGCGGCTGGCATCTCGGGTGATGTAAGTCCAAGACCAGGAGGACCAGTCGGCAACGCTGCTTCAGCACCTGCTGGAGCAACTGGAGTGTCAACAGGCACTTGCTGTTCAGGCTTGAACGCCTTCTCAGTGTTAGCAATCGGGGTCTGGTTCGGGTTCTGAAGGAGACTGTCTGCAAGTTCAGAATCAACCTTCTTCTTGCCAGTTCCGTCACGATACTCGTTCACGCTGATGAGACCCTGTTGGAACTCGTCCATCAGGTAGCGAGCACGCTCCTGCTTTGCGACGATAAGAATAGGGACTTCAGAAGTATCAAAGTCGATGTAGAACTTCTCGTCAAGGTCATCAAGTCCTCGTGCCAAAGGCTCAAGGTGGGGAAGCATTGTCTCCATCCAGAAAACACGAAGTTCTTCTGAAGCATTACTGAATGTACGACCTGCTGCGTTTCCGATAACTGATTCTGGAACACCAAACGAAGCAAGAATTTCTTCCTTAGTGATTTGACGCATCTGCATATATGCAGCATCACGAGGAGATGCCGAAGTGTCTACGAAGTCAACACCATCGTCTGAAGAGATAACAGTGGTAGCACCTGCGCGACCAATGTTTCCACGGAAACGGTTACGCAGTTCATCTTTATCGTCATCGTCCATTTCGCCACGGACAACGAGCAAACCGCCAGGGCGACCATCGTTAATCAAATAGTTTCTGTTGTACTGCTTGGCAAGGTTTTCAATTTCAATTGCGATGCCAGCAGATTCCATTGGCGTGATTGAGAGATACGGGTCAAGAGGATGTGGGCGACGAATCCAAATAACATCATCAGGCTTTAAAATAATCTTTGTGCCATTTCGCATGTCAACTTCATATCCAGATACGAAAGTCTTGGCATCAGGAATTGGCGCTGTGTGCTGTGGTGGCAAGAGGTGAAGTGCATTGATTGCACCATCACGACCTCGCACCTTTTCAATGAATACACCACGGGTGCTCATCAAGAGTTGTGAAGATAGGCGATAGCGGAAAATAAAGGAGTTTTCCCCCATATTTGACTTGGAGTTCAAAATATCCATCAAGGCATGGTTTTTGCCAGTGATTTTTCCAGTAGGGGAGTTATCTTCCCGTAATACCATCGGGAGACGCGCTTGGTTGCCCGCAATTGCGTCAATGCATCGGAACACCCAAGTTACTTTTTGAAGTCCTTCACGGTACGCACGCTCAATGTCCCACGAATCCTTATAAGGCTTGCCTGCAGCGGCAGAGTTAAATGCCACTGGTGCGCCAGCGTTTAAGATGGACTTAGTTTGTAGCCCATCTTGTGCCGACTTGTTATCGAACGAATTCCACGCCATTATTCACGCCCTAATAGGTATCCATAGATACCTGAACACACACCGAAAATAATCAGTCCTATTGATGGTGATATAATCCAACCACCTATTGTATTAGACAAAACGAATGACAGCATCAATACATGAGCAGCATTTGTACGATTCCAACGGTTCTTCAAAAAATTAAACATTCCCATCTATCCGTACTCTAGCGCAGTCTTAACCCATAGTACAGTACAAAGGACACTACGAAAGCGTTTATATGCCCGATTGGAACAAGGTTTTAGAATATCTACAACCAAAAGAACCTCCTTTTTGCCCCGAGGAACCTTCTATAACTCAAAAAGTATTTTTGCGCACTTACGCAATTGAAGCATTATTTGGTGGCGCTGCTGGTGGTGGTAAGTCGTCCGCTCTTCTAATGTCAGCGATGCAGTATGTGGATGTGCCTAACTACTCAGCAATTTTATTCAGGCGCACTTACGCCGACTTGGCACTCCCTGGTGCTTTGATGGACAGATTCCGTTCTTGGAGTGCAGGCGTAGACGAGATTCATTGGAACGCAAACAGTTATGTGGCGACATTCCCGTCGGGGGCAAGAATCTCATTTGGGTACTTGAACAATACAAATGACTACCTTCGTTATAAAGGTTCTGAATTTCAGTTCATCGGGATGGACGAAGTTACTGAAATCCGTGAATCGGACTATCGCTACATGTTCTCCCGTTTGCGTCGCCCTGCTTCTGGACCGCTATCTCAGGTACCCCTACGGATGCGTTCAGCCTCAAACCCAGCACCCAATTGGGTTCGCCAGCGTTTTATCGTGGAAGGGCAGTCAACTGGGCGTATTTTTGTACCCTCGAAACTGACTGATAACCCTGGAATTGACGCAGATTCGTACAGGCAAGCACTTCAGGAACTTGACCCTGTAGAACGCCGTCGGCTTGAGGAGGGCGATTGGTGGTCAACTACCCTCGGAAGCCTCTTTGACCGTACCGATTTTGAGATTATCGACCACACAGAGGTGCCTCAGGTCACATCTGCAGCCCGCGCAGTGAGGTTTTGGGACTTAGCAGCCACTGAGCCCCATTCTGGCAATATGAACCCCGACTGGACGGTTGGGACACTGATGCTATTTGACCAAGGAATCGCCTATGTCATGGATGTCCGTAAAATTAGAGCAAAAGGCGACAAAGTAGAGCAACTTATAGCCCAGACTGCCGCCGAAGACGGTCATATGGTCGCCATCAGAGTTGAGCAGGAGCCTGGTTCATCAGGAAAAGCACTCATTGACCAATATGCTCGTTATGTAGTTCCTGGTTACGACCTTATTGGCATCAGAGCATCTGGAGACAACGTTACCCGTGCCCGCCCATCCGCTGCTGCTGCCGCCAACGGCAATGTGCGTCTCGTAAGAGGACCGTGGATTACTGAGTGGTTGGATGAACTTGCTTCGTTCCCTGAAGCATCAGACCATGACGACCAAGTTGACTCCGCTGTCGGTGCTTTTACATTTTTGGCTGGTTTGGGGTTGCCACAACGCCGTCGTGCAAGTATCATCATCTAAGTAAACCTACTATTCAATCTAGAAATGAGTAAATCATGAACGATGATTCCCTGACCTCCCCATCAATTAATGAAGTTGTTGCCAATGTCATGAAAGCACTTCTTGACCTTGACGAGCAACTCGGCGCGTTCGCAGACAGCAACCCGCATCCCGAAGAACTTGGTTCTGTACTTATTGACCTCCACGCCCTCAAGGCAGGGATGACCGATGTCTACGGTACCTTCACGGCAAAAGCGGTAAGCATTTTTAGGAACCAAAACATTGAAGACCTCGCAATGGGCGCAAGTCAGATTGAAGTGAGAACCGCTTCAGACAGAAAGAAGTGGGAACACGGAAAACTTGCTAACGAAGTTTCTCGTAGATTAATTCAATCAGCGGTTGACATGGACACAGGCGAAGTGCTAATGTCCACAGACGAAGTAGTAACGAAACTGCTTGACTATATCCAGCCATCTTACTGGCGGATTAAAGAACTAGCAAAACTAGGAATAAACGCTGACAACTACTGCGAAGTTGGCGATTACAAAACAAATATCATTATTAGAAAGGCAAAATAATGTCACCTACAAAATACCAAAACCTCTACGAGCCATTTGCTTCTGAAGTTGAAAAAACACTAAGCAAGGGCGGAGCAAGACTTACTTACATTCCCGTAAGTGAAGTTATTACTCGTCTCAATAAAGTCCTTGGAATTGATGCATGGTCATTCAATATCCTTTCTTGTGAGCGTGATGCAATTGACCCTGACTACATTGTTGCTCATGTCCGTCTCATGTGGCATGTAGACGCTACTCGTCCAGATAATGCAATTGTCCGTGATGGGTTTGGTGGTCAAAAAATTAAGCGCACAAAGGCTGGCGACATTGTTGACCTTGGCGACGAAATGAAGGGTGCTGTTTCTGATGCACTCAAAAAAGCGGCACAAACACTTGGCGTTGGTCTTTATCTTGCTCGTAGCGAAGAGGCACTAGAGGCTGATGTTGAACCAGTACCTGAAGTAGTTATTTCACCAGAAATTGAAGAACTGTGGGGCAACTTTGTTGGACTCTCAAAGAGTCTTAACGCTAACGGCAAGGGCGACCTCAACACCTTCTGGAAAACCCATGCAGGTGGACGACCAAAACCAACAAAGACTACGGCTACAAAAGAAGACCTTGTTGAATTAATTAACGAGTGTGTGCGCTTGTCATTTGAGGGTGCGACCGTTGTCAGCGAGTGATACACCACTCGTTGCACCGCCATATCTTTCTCCTTCATCTATATCGACATTCCAGCAATGTCCGCTGAAGTATAAATACTCACGCATAGATGGATTGACAGAGCCCCCTACAGAAGCAACCCTGCGAGGAAACTTTGTCCACTCTATTTTGGAGACTCTCTACGGTCTTCCAAGTGAAGAACGGACTATTGAGACCGCTAAGCAACTGGCTAAATCTTTATGGGATGACGAATACCATGACAAGGCATTAGAACTCACTCGTAGTGCTAAAGCCTTACAGATGTTCCGATGGACATCATGGTGGTGTGTGGAAAACCTTTTTGCTATGGAGAACCCAACCGAGTTGAATTTCGATGGTATTGAAACGCAACTTGATGATGCTATTAATGGAGTGACAATCAAGGGCTTCATTGACCGTTGGCATGAAGTTGATGGTGGAATCGTCGTTGGTGATTACAAGACTGGAAAAACTCCTGCGCCTAGATTTAGGGAAGATAAGTTTTTCCAACTATGTCTATATGGATATGTTCTTGAACAGCAACTAGGAAAACCTGTTGTTGAACTGGAACTTCTCTATATTAAAGATTCCATCAAACTTTCCCACACTGTAAAGCCTGAAGACATGGCTGAAGTAAAAAAAGTCGTAACCGAAGTCAGAGAGCAAATCGATAGTAGATGCGCCTCTGGAGTTTTTGAACCTACACCTAACCGCCTATGCGATTGGTGCGCCTATAAAAGTATCTGCCCAAGTTGGAGTAAATAATGAATGATGACTCATTCGCCCGCATAGTTGCGGAAGAAGTAAAAAACCAAACAAGTCGTCAACACAAAGAATATTTGATGCTCCCAGAAAACTGGGTTAGATGGAAACGGGCAGTAACTGTCCTGAATGACAAC